CGTTGGAGTGGGGGGGTGCGTGGGTTCTAGCACTGCTTCTGCTCTACTAGTGGGGGCTTATCCTATCTGGCGGAACGTCGATGCCCGCGTCGGCGGTGGATACGGGACAAGCGGGGGATGTATCTACGCTGGTTTAGGAGTGGGGATAGAGTAGAAAAAGTTTTTTTACAAAAAAACTCTTGACACGGGAGACGCTGTATGATACAGTGGTTATCGATGACAACGCACTTTCAAAGAGGAAAGGAGACGACGGTGGCGAAAAAATATTTTTGTTGGGTCGACGGGGAAAAGAAAATCGAAACCACCCCCGAAAGGTGGTTCAGGAGCACCTCGCCGCGCAAGCGCGAGGCACTGGCAAAACGCGTTTTCGAGTGGGTGCGGGTGTATAGTAGATGGGACACCTTTATCGCCCGTGAGCAGAAAAAAGCGATTGAGTCGGGCTACTATATCGAGGGGCTCGACGATTACGTAACGGAGCTTGTTACTCGCTATATGTATGAGCTGGAAGAGGTTTAGGTGGAGCGGACTACAATGCCTAATAAGCGTTTAATGAATGAACAGAAAAATATCACATTATTTTTTCCTGTTACGATAAAAAAGACTTGACACGCGGGGCATTATGTAGTATAGTGTATGTAGATGATGACGACAACGATGAACACCAAAACCAAAGGAGAGAAGAAAATGAAAAAACAAAATCGCGTCGCCCTCCCGATTATGATTAGTCAGACCGCCTACGCACACGGGTACGGATCCGCGCCCTGGAAAACGGTTGCGGGTCTGACGCCCGAAGAGCGGGAGGCTGTCCGTAACAAAACGGCTATCGTGGTCTACAACAGCCGTCGCCCCGTAGGGGGTGCTAACGGACTCGGGACGACATGGAGGGAGGTTTACTCGTATGGCCGTCGCTTTTATCACCGCGTCCCGAGTGACGAGGTGATAAAGGCGCTGGAAGCGCTTGTCGAAAATAGCTAGCGAAACGCCCCCTTGTGGGGCGTCGACGGGCAACGTAACCCCCCGACCCGTCCTGATGAGCTAGGGGGGATTGTCAGAAGTGACGGATGGAATGCGCTGTGATAACGGCGTGCCGACTAGATGAGTGGGCTGAAATTAAGTTCGGATTAGATGACAATTTCGCAGAGGATGACGAGGGTGAAAACGCGGATATCAACGGAGAGCAGTGAAAAACCACGCGATGATCGCGTGGTAACAGAAGCCGAATTCGACGATTTTGTCGAACCTCTCCTTGAAGAGGCGGCTTTCGCGGCGCTAGACGATCTGGTTGGCGTTCCCATGCCGATCGAGCAGTGGAGCTATCCTTATCCCGTAAAGGGAACCAAGCGAGCGACTTGCGGTCGGGTTGTTTTTTTGATAGCAGGAAATCGGTTGCGCATCAAAGCAAATCCTGTAATCAGGCGGGTATTTTTAAACCCCAAAACGTCCTTTTCGTGGGACGGGTCGTATGAGGTAACGGTTAGAATCGCTCGCATAAGCAGGGGGCGGTTTTTTTGTAAGCTAAAAAGCGGGCGCTTCGATATCGGATGCCGGCGATGGTTGATCTCAAAGGAGGAAAAATAGAAGTGGTTGAAGAAATGGCAGAGGAAGATATCCCTACGGATAGCTGGACATTGTTATCAGAAGAGTCGTTTGCTCGTGATTGGAGTAACGACGATGATGCCATCTATGATGATTGGCGAGAGCTATATGGGGTTTTTCAATGATAAGGGGGGGGGATGTATGTATTACAACTTAGACTTTGGAGAAATGTTGACTCGTCTTATTATATCTGATTACGAGTTTTATAATAGCCTTCTTCAAGCCCAAAGGGAAGCTCGTGGCGGTATATACCTCACACACGAAGACGTTTTCGAGAAGGAATGCCGTAATCAAACTATGGAGGAGTAACTATGGGTAAAATTCGAAAACGATACCAAGCCGAGTATTTTAGATTTTACAACACCGATGAAAACGGTGTAAAGACTCCCCGTTGGAAGGTACTGTCAAAAGAGGTCGACTACGAAAGTGCTGAAAAACGGGCGCTGGAAGAGCTGGATTTATACATGTATTGTCGGGGAGTTAGAGTGGTCGACCGTATCACTGGTGAAGTGAAGCGAGAAGTTTATGCTTAAACAGAGTTTAACGTTAAGTTTTATCTGTGACATAAACTCTCGCCACAATCGTCGAGCTTATGAATCGGAACAAGAGACATAGTGGAATGCTACATTCAAGAGGGCTTTATGCCCAGGGAGCAGAAATGACCAGTTTAGGTTTCTACTACGGCGGATATCCGCCCGATCCGCCGTGGCTTTTAGAACCCGACCCGCCGGAAGCGGGCGTCGATTATCCAGAGTGGGCGTGTTCGTGGTGCGGGCGAGAGTTTGACGTCGAATCGGACGGCATCCCCTCTTGTCCCGATTGTGGAAGCAGCGAGGGCGTTCAGCGTAACAACCCGCCAGTCGGAGTAAAATGAGTAACGAGTTGGCACACTATGACTGGGCGTGGTGGTGCGAGTGGTGCGGGATAATGTTTTTCTCGACCGAAGAAACTCCGACTTGTCCAGAATGCGGGAACAGCGACAATCTGCGACATATCGCGTTTTTACGAGGTTACCAAGAGGAGCGGCTTGATGGATAACGATGTTCTGAATGCGGCGTTAGAGTATGCCCGGCGTGGCTGGGCGGTTTTACCTTGTCGGAAGAAAATCCCGCTTACAACGCGAGGCGTTTATGACGCTACAACCGATGAAGCCACAATCCGAGCATGGTGGCGCAAGTGGTCGTATGCTAACGTAGCGATCGCGGCTGGCGCATCCCGGTTGGTGATAGTTGACTGCGATGAAGGGGGCGAAGAATCGCTACAAAAATACGCGGAAGCGCGGGGTTTTTCTTTACTGGATTTTCCTCGTGTCAGAACCAAAAGCGGCGGCGCGCATTACTATATGCGTGTATATCAACAGGGGTTATCCCCTGCGGTCAAGATTTTACCGGGAGTGGATATTCGAGCTGGTGCGTCTTACGCAATAGCGCCGCCGTCGCGGGACGCGGAAGGCGTGTGGCGATGGGAGTTGCCGCCTTTTACCGTCCCCGACGCGCCGAAAGCTATTGTCGAACTGCTGGAAAAGGCGCCTCGTGTAGAAACTCCACCTATCGATGATAAAGCGCTGATTAAACCTGGTGTCAGGAATCAAGCGCTTACAGCGGTAGCGGGAGCTCTACGGCGTTATGGGGCGGGAAGGATGACAATCGAACACGTGCTTGTAGTAGTTGCGCGTTTAGCGTGCGAGAACGTTGAGCCGATGATACGGTCGCGGGAAATAACAGCTATCGCAAAATCGGTGAGTCGTTATACACCGAAGGTTAGATAATTTTTTTTCTTGACACCAGAGTCATCATATCGTATAGTGGTCAAAATGGAAGGAGAGCGTATGAAACATATAACCGCAAGCCAGCTTGACCGCGCTGCGCACTGTCAGCACTGGCGCACGCTAGACTACTCGCCTTTACCGCGAGGAGTAGCCGCTGATAGGGGAACGACGTTTCACTCCGCTATGGAAGAAACCATCATTACAGAGCGGAGTGCTGATGTCGACGGCTTCGCGAAGTCGACTGCGTATTACCTAAAACGGTTACTGAAAGAATTGTCTGCCGTCGACGGAGAAGGCATAAAATTGAAGGCGGAAATCCCTGTTGCAATGTATTTTGGCGAAGAAGCTGATTTTGTAGTTGTAAAACGGCTACAAAAGAAGGCTTCGCGCCGCGAATACCCCAACGCCGAAGATTGTGTTTATGGAACGTTGGACGTAATCGGCGAGATAAACGACGAGGTTTTCGTCGCCGATTGGAAAACGGGGTGCTTGGAGTATATCAAGCGACCAGAAGAGAGCATGCAGATGAAATTTGCCGCAGTGGCGGCGTGGCATCTGTATAACAAGCCGGATTACGTCCGAGTCGCAGTCTACGCGGTAGATGCCGACCATATCTATACGACCACGTGGACGGCGGCGGATTTAATCCACTACCTCGTAGAAATACGAACAGTGTTGCTTACATCCGACTATATGCCAGTGCTGGGCGACTGGTGTCGTTTTTGCCCGGCATATCTGGCGTGTGACACCGTGAAGAGGTATCTTGCGGCGATCGCGGGGTCGATTGATTTGCCGAGCGACAAGCCCAAGAGTGAGGATGAAGCGATCGCTCTCGGCACGGGTGTCGTTTTGGTAGAGCAGTGGCTGGACATCGCCAAAGCGGCGTTGGAGCGATTTTGCGAGGAAACAGGCGAACCGGTGCCGACCCCTTATGGGGCGTGGCATATCGGGACGACAAGGCAACGGCATATTCTTACCGACAAAGCGCGGCCGATTCTCGACGCTGCGGGGATACGTCCCAAAGTAAGCTACACCCTGACGGGTTTAAGTAAGGATTTAGTAACAGCGCTGGAAGAGGCCGGCGCTATCGATTACAAAGAGACGCACGGATTGCGTCTAAAAAGGAGGTAACGCATGGACGAACAGAAACCCAAAGTAATTCTCGCTGATGGCAACCCCCATGAGGTAACGTTTTTAAGCTCATTAGTGAGCTCGGGGACGGGTCAGTACGGCAAATGGTACAGGTTCAACGTCCTCGAAGATGGGGTTGAGAAGAGCTTGTTCTTAACCGCAGTTGGTTACGCTTCGCTACTGAGTCAGGTTACACCCGATGCGAATGTAACCGTAACCCTACAAAAAGGCGAGGGTGGTCAGATCACGGTGGTGGGGACAAAAAAACCCGAAGGCGGCGGGCAAGCGGCCAGTAAACCAGTTTCGCAAGATGCTGGTGAGCGTGCGGAAAAGATGTTGTCCTTACTAGTGGAGACGTGGGACAATCTAGGTCAGCACTTTGAGGACGACGTAAAAGCCCTTGCTTTTGAGACCATAGGTAAGATCATAATTTCCGCTTTTATCGAGCGGCGATGATAAGGAGTTCGTATGGATATGCTCAAAAAGGAGAAACTGGTTAGCAACGGATACGAGGTCATGCAGTTGTCGTCGTCGATGTTAAGCGCGTTAAGGACGGGCTTTTCCGACGACGTGCTTGACGCTTTTTGCTGGTCAGTCATAGAGCGGATAAAGAAGCACATAGAAGAAATGGAGCGTTACATCTAACGTGTTTGCGGGCAGTGTCCTTATATCGCGAGGTATAAGGCGGCTCATCACCGTCTCCGCACTGCCCGCTTCACTCTATACTCACGAGGGGGTTATATGAAAAGGGTTGCGGTGTTGGATTACCTAAAACGGGTTGCCGAAAACGGGGTGGCAGTGGCATCACGTCGCGAAATAGCGAATGCCACTGGTTTATCGGACAAATCCATTCGATGGGCTACGAGGGACATACCACGTGATCATAAAGGGCGGGACGGACGATGTCGTTATCATATCGCTACGATGCTCGTAGGGGCTAACCGTGAGGGCCAACCGCACGGGCTAACCGCAGTAACCGCACGGGCCAACCGTGAAAATGCCGTGCTGGCATTACAAAAAACGAGCGTGTTTGAAAAAGTTGACCCCTATATAAGTTATAAAGCTGTTAATAATAAATATAATTATAATTATATATATAGCTATATATACAACAGCAGTTATAATAGCCCAGCAGTATATAAAAGCATTTATGATTTCGATGAAAGTTTTGGTTTTACGTGGACCAACAAAACCGTTACCGAAGCGGAGGTAGATGCGATGTTATCGGGGCTTTTGTCCGAGCAGGGGAACGAGGTGGAGAAAAAAATTTCCACGCGCCGTCCTCGACGCAAGCGGCAAGTCGTGGAGACACCGTCGGCGATTGTTAGGGAATGGATTGACGTTTGGAACGCTATTGCCACGCCTCGCGTGAGGAAAATTACGCCGCGATTGGCGCGGTATATCGAGATCCTGACGACGCGTGGGGATGCCAGCGGCTTTGTGTGGACGACAAAGGCGTTCAAAGCGGCAGTCAGGTGTTACGAGGCCCTGACTAGGGCGGGTGAGTGGCAATATCGGTGGCCATCGCTCATCGATCTTTTGTCCCGCACGGTTCATCAGACGAAGGGGCCTGGATTGCTGCGGTTCTTGCCGCAGGAAGGCTACGACCCTTACGCGGTGATAAATTTCAAGGACAAAACTACTGCGGTCAGAGAGCGGGCGGCGCGGTTGCGGGCGTTCGCCTATACGCTAGGAGAAGATGTTGAAGAGTAATTTTGTCGAGAGGGAAGCGATAGCGGCGCTGTTCTGCGACCCGTCGTTTAAGGATGCGGCTGGTTGTTTATCGAAGGAAGATTTCGTTACGCCCGTAGCGGCGGCGATATTTGAAAAACATCAAGCCGGCAAATCATCGTTATCGGATTTTGCGGGCGAGGAGTTGGAGTTCATTGTCGCGTCGTTACGCGATTATGTTGCGCAGTCTCCGCTGGCGATTGTTAATGCGGTTAGGTTCGGTCGACGGCGACGTGAGCTGGACAAAGCGGCGCGTGGTGTGTTGCGGTCTATACGGGACGGTGCGCCGATAGTCGAGGTAGAGGACGCGTTGAAGGCGTTGTTGTCGCGACCGGTTTTAGCCGAGCAGTCGCCACCGGATATAGCGGCTATCGCGGAAGAAGCGAAAACGATTGAGGACGGGGTCAAGTGGGATGTTATACCCGATATCGAATTGAGCGGGCTGACGTTTGTTGTGGCGCGTCCAGGACATGGCAAGACAACCCTGCTGTTGAATCTGCTACTCGATGTTGTGAAGACGCGACCCGTGTTGTTTTTTACACTCGAAGTGGATGCGGGGCGGTTGTTGTTGAAGCTGCTGTCGATCGTGTCGCGGTTGCCGTTTGGCAGGGTGAAAAAGGCGTTGCTCGACGGGGGGGCAGATGCGCCGGCGGTTGAGGTTGCGCTGGAAAAGTTGCGCGCTATGAACGAGCGCTTGTGGTTGATGTGGGGGATATTTGATGTTTCCGATTTAGTGGCGTGTGTTGAAGCTGTTTGTGGTCGCGGCGAGAAGCCGGCGGTATTGATTGATTATATACAGCTACTTCACGGCGACCGTGCGGAGAGGCGTTATCTGGAAATTGCGGGGGTGGCCGATCGATTGCGGCGGTTGTCTATAACGCGGCATATACCGGTGATTTGCGCGGCGCAAGCGTCGCGACCGGCGAAGGGTGAGGAAGACGGGATGCCGTCGTTGTCTAGTTTGAGGGAGTGCGGGAACCTCGAACAGGACGCGACTGTAATTTTGGGATTGAAGTCCCCGCCGTCTGATCCTGTTTATCACGATGCGATGGATGTTGAGGTGCTTAAAAATCGCTACGGTGTGGCAGGCGGGGTTTTTAGCTTGAAGTTTCACAAGCCGTTCGGGGTCATCGAACCGAGGGCGAGTAAGCGCGATGAAGACGGCGTGGAAATATTTTAATTTTTTTGCTTGACTTTTAGGTGGAGGGTTGTTATGTTATCGTTGGGGCGTTGGTTCAAGCTAGGGAGAGCTGCGGCATGTTAGCCGCAGATGCGGGTTCAAATCCCGCCCGCCCCAAAAAATATTTTTATTCTTTAACGACGAAAGGAGAAGTGGCATGGAAGGACTAACGTTGGGAAATGGAGAAGGCGCGAAGGTGATGAAAAAAGTTTTCGAAGAGGTGATTCCCATAAAACCGAAGCCGTGGAGCGCGCCGCGATTTTCGATGGGGCGAGTGTGGTCGGCGAATAATACCTACGAGGAGAAGATAAAATTTTTTTTACGGACGCGGTGGCAACGGCCGCTGTTGACGGGGCGCGTTTGGCTCGCGTTCGAGTTTAGCGGTGTGAGCTCGGGGGATCTGACTAACTACGTCAAGGCGGCGGAAGACGCGCTCAAAGGCGTTATTATCAAGGACGACTGTCAGGTCTGCTTGATGCATGCGGTCAAGCGTCGTGGCGGGACAAGCTATGTTAGAGTCGCGGTCTATACGGAGGTGGACAGTGGAGAGGCGTGAGAGCTTTACTATACAGCACGCGCGATTAGTCGGACTGAAAGTTCAGCAGACGCACGGCGAGTGTAAGCTGGTTTTTGAAGTGCCGGCGGCGTTTGTTGAAGAGGTGAAAGATTTAATTAGTTTTGTCCGATACAACTGCGCGCTGGCGGTTGTGATTGACTACGACAATCCACCGGAAGACTAACCGATGAAAGGAGAAAAAAATGGAAGCAAGGGACGTTGAAAAAATTGCTCGTTGGCGGGAGTTTTGCGAGCTGACGCGACCGTTTTTTAGAGAGTTCGGTATAGCGACGTGGGCGTTACTGCTCGGGGTTGCTATCGGCGTTATCCTGGCGTGGTGGATATACCAGGTGTATTTTGCGACGATAACGGGTTTTATCGCGCTGGCGAGCGTGGGATTGACGTTCTCGCTGGGTGTAGTATCGGCTTTTATAGGGGCGTTGTTACAGCGGCTTTTGCTTTTCTTGGCGCAGGGCGCTAGGCGGAAGGCGTAGCGCTATGTTTCTACGAGAGGTGAGAATAAAGACCCGCGCCCCGATTACGGTATGGTTTTTGGGTGACACGCATATCGGCACGACTGCCGCAGATGAAGGGCATTTACGCCGAACGGTATCGATGATAGAGCGCGATCCAAATTCGTATTTTATTTTTATGGGAGACGGGGTGGAAGCGATAACGCCGCTGGATCGGCGTTGGAGTCAGGACGTCATAGCGGAGCCTTTTCGCGACAAGTTGGATTGTCTTCCACAAGCGCAGACGCATCGGTTGCTGGATATACTGGCGCCGATTAGGGGCAGATGCTTGGGGTATCACGCTGGTAACCACGAGACGGCGGTTTTGTCTTCGACGCGAGGTTATGACCCGCTTTTCGACTATGGGACTGTTTTATCGGGCGAGAACTACGGGCGGGGGCTTGCGGTTACGCGCATCACGTATGACGCCGCGTCGACGCATACGATTAGGATTTTGACCCAACACGGCTATGGTGGGGCGACGACGGACGGGGCGAAGTTCAACCGCGTCAAGAAAATGGCGACGGGATGGCCCGATTGCGATGTTTACGCGATGGGGCATGTTCACAAGCTAGCGGTTGATGCTTCGCCGGCGTTAGATGTTCCCGCGCGAGGGGAGTTGGAAATCATTGAGAAGCGGCGGGTTTTTATTTTGACGGGTAGTTATCTGCGAACTTACGCGGAAGGGGTAGCTGGTTATGGAGAAGTTCGCAACTACGATCCGGTAGAGGTGGGGAGTCCCTATGTCCGGTTTAGTAGCAAGCATACTTCGAAAAACGGGCGGCATCGGCTGGTCATTGATTACGGGACTAGTAGAGAGGACTAGGGGTGATGAAGTTGAGTGGCGAGGGTATTACGGCTAGGACGGTGCGGCAAGCGGTGGAAGCGGCTCGTGATTATATCCGGGCGCGGAACGTGGCGACGGCGTCTTATCCATATCTGGCGAAGAAGCTGGGTGAGGCGTATGTCGCGTTGATGGGTGCGGAAAAGGACATAGAGCGGCGACGTAATCTTATTCGGTTGCTGGCTTTTGGTTTTTTATGTTACCAGTATCTACTGCGGGGCGATGATGATGAACTGGCGGCGAAGGGCGACATATAGGGCGGCGGTGGAGCGGGCTTTCCGTCCGTATAGACAGCAAGCGGGGGTTCGGTGTGCGTTTTGTGGCACGGTGGGGGACGACATCGCGCCAGCGCATCTTTTTGGAGCGGGGGCATTTCCGCAGTTGAGAGAAATCGAGGAAAATATTTTGCCGTTGTGTTTTTCTTGTCATCGCTGGTATGACAGTGCGAGTATAGAGGCGCGGCGACTGGCGGTGGAGCGGGTGGTGCCGGGTCGCTGGTTGTTTTTGAGCAAAAATCTAGAAAAAACCCTTGACTTTTAACGGTGATATGTTATATACTTTCGTAGATTTTCGCAATTTTTCCTCTTTTTCGTCAAAAGGGCTTGACACGGGAGAGGTTTTCTGCTAATATGTTGGAATGGGAGCGGTGTATGCCGGACGTGGCGAGTGAAAAAAATATTTTTTTAGTCCCGCAGTGTAGGGACTTGCTTTTCGACTATGCCCGACGCGAATATTCTTTACTGCGGCGACAACCTGGATGTTTTGAGAAAAATTAGGGATAATTCGGTTGATTTGATTTATCTTGACCCGCCGTTCAACACGAAAAAAGATTATGTTGTCGTTGTTCGGGATAGGGAGCGGCGGCGTAGGGCGGTAGAAATCGCTGGTTTTGACGATAGGTGGAAGTGGGACGGCACGTGCGAGGATCTTCGCACCGAGTTTCGCAGGGCGGATTACAAGCCAGAATTGCGGCGGGCATTGGACGCCTTCCATCTTTTTCTCGGCGATTCGGGTATGATGGCTTACCTTGTAACGTTGGCGGTTCGCCTGTGGGAGTTGCGGCGCATCCTAAAACCGACGGGGACGTTATATCTACACTGCGACCCGCACGCTAGTCACTACCTAAAAATCTTGTTGGACGTGATATTCGGATCCGAGAGGTTTTTGAGCGAGGTTATTTGGAAGCGGACGTATGCGCAGAATAGGGTGAGGAAGTGGGGTCCTATCCACGATGTTATACTTGTTTACACAAAAGGGCGTCATTATACGTGGAATCCAGTTTTTTGCCCCTATGATGAAAAATACCTTAAAGGTGAGTATAGGCACAAAACGGATGATGGGCGGGCGTATCGTATTACACAACTAACGCATGCTGGACTGGTGAAAACCGGCAGTTCTAGTGAGCCGTGGCGGGGGTTTGACCCATCAACCAAAGGCCGCCATTGGGCGGTGCCGCGTAGGATTGGGCAACATCAAATACTCCCGCACAGTTTGCCGGTTCAAGAGGCGCTTGACAGACTTGACGAAATGGGGCGCATCCATTGGCCGTCCAACGGCGGGTGGCCATCGTTCAAAGTTTATCTGGACGAAATGGAAGGAAGACCGATTCAGTCGATTATTGTTGACATACCGCCGATAGTGTCGACGGCTAAGGAACGAACAGGTTACCCCACACAAAAACCCATCGCCCTATTGGAGCGGATAATTAAGGCGTCGTCGAATCAGGGGGATATTGTATTGGACCCTTTTTGTGGCGCTGGCACGACAGTAGCGGCGGCGGAGAAGTTGGGGCGGCGCTGGATCGGGATAGAAAAAAATCCTGTTGCTGTTGATATAACAGAAAAGCGGCTCGCAAAAGAGTTTCCGCAGGCGGAGTATAAAACAATCCGCGTATAAAATTAGATCGCATATTTCAGCGTGGAGCAACGGATGTATAAAAAATAATTTTTTTAACCACAAGGAGGAAGGAAAAAAATGCGTAAAACGATGGAAGCGATGGGACAGATTTACCGGACGGCGGGGATTAAAGCGACGGGGTCGTCGCTGATGGAGCTTTTTGAGACGCGGATACGGCAAGCGGCATCGGAGCCGACTTTGTTGCGGTTTCTGGATCGGCTATCGATGTTGATGTTAAGCGCGCCGTTTCAAGCGGAAGCATTGCCGGCGTTAGCGGACGAGTCGCAGAAAAGCGGTCCGGCGATGTTGGCGTGGATTAGGGATAACATCCGTATCGCGGCGGCGCTGGCTATACTTTCTTACAAAAAGCCCAGCGAGTTTGAAGACGCGTTAGCGAGTATTCCGCTGACCGATTTTGATGGGGACGTGTGGGATTACGTTCCGACGGCGGAAGTCGGGATGACGATAAAGACCTTGACGCCGCTGACGCATGGTGGTGATGAAAAGGCTGGAAATGCGACGATGTTCCGCCGCATGGCGGTGTTAGCGCGGAACGGTCGTCCGCTGTTGATTCCGTTTTACGCCGGCAACGCGATTCGTGGGCAAGTGCGGGATCTGCTGGCGGATGAGTTTTTGACGGCGCTTGGGCTGACTCCGTCATGTAGCACGCCGCCGGTTGAGCTATGGTTTTTCCATACGTTATATGCCGGTGGTAGTTTGACGTCGGAAGGGGTGGCGCCCAAAAAGGCGCGTAAAGCGGCTGGGATTAACGAGCAAGCGGAGTCGATTGACCGCCGCGCGGATTTTAGGGCGCGGATTCCGATGCTGTCGCTGTTGGGGATGGCTATGGGGAACACGATTATGGACGGTAAGGTGGACTTTTTAGACGCCATTCCCGCGTGTTTAGAGACGGGGTTAGGAGACACGTCTTATAACGACATGTTGTCGTGGCAGTTCCTGACTCGTCGAGATGATCTGGACGCGCCCCACGATGAAAACACCTCGATGATAGCGAACTGGGAAGTGCTCATTCCGGGCGTTGTTTTGAGGAGTGGGGTTTCGACCCGGCCGCAGATTACGGATTTAGAGCGGTCTTGTTTGTGGTCGGGGTTGGAGCTGTTGAAGAAGAGCGGGGTGCTTGGCGGATCGGTTCGTCGCGGTTGGGGGCGTGTAGAGGTTAGCTATACCGGTATGGACGGCGAGGCGGTTGGTGATGCGGCGCCAGAGTTATATCGGTCGTGGCTGCGGGAAAACGCGAGTGGGTTACGCGAGTTTCTCGCTGACATAGGGGCGATATGATGTTAGTGCTAGAAGCGCTGGCGGCGAAGGCGCCGCAACCCGCTCCTACTAGTATAGAGGATGTTACGTGTGCGGTGACGGGTTGGCGGACGAAGTCGGTGGTTCCGCTTCGCGAGGTTTTTACAGAGGCGTTCAGCAACACGAGCTATTTTAGTGTCCCGACCTCGTCGGTGGTGGACAAGCGGGTGGCGGCGATCATAAAAACGCCCGAGTTCAGGTTAAGGTCTTGGATATACTGCGACGGGGAGATCATGGCAGTGGAGCGGCGCGAGGTGCTTCCGTTTTTAGAGGCGGCGAAGGGCGAGGAGTGGGGTGTTTATGCGGCGGTTGACTGTCGGTTTCACGGGATACTGGCTACTCCTCTGAATCGAGGATGGGGTGGCGCGGCACTGGTTCAAATCGGCAAGCGTCGCGCTTCATATCGCGAGGTGATGTTGTATATGCCGCGATTGAAGGAAATGTATGAGAGCGTGGGGCGGAAGGCGCTGATTACGTTGTCGCCGTCCCCGAAGGAGTTGACGGCGGTGGGATACCGTCGATGGTGTGAGTTCGCGGAGTGGGCGAGGTGGAAGCGGGGCTTGCCCGAGTATGAGCTGGGAGTTTGGTTGTTGCCGCCTCGGAGTGGGAGCGAGGGCGAAGATGGCGAGGGTGCGGCGACCAGCTAAAATACGATACGAGGAGTTACGTAAGCAGATAAGCGACTTACCGGACACGCGGGCGTGGAAGCACTGGACAAAATGGGAAGAGCGTCGGCTTGTGGGGATGGTTGATTACGGCGAGTTGAGTTTTGAGGATATATGTAGGGAGTTACGGCGGACGCCGCACGGGGTAAGCGAGCGGATAGCGCTTTTGCTGGGGCGGCGACGTCGGCGGTGGACGGAAAGGGAACGAGAAAAGGTGTTGGCTTATATGCGACGCGGGATGAGCGTTGAGGACATGGCGAGCCGGCTAGGTAGGACAAGACCGGCGGTGGAGCACGTAATCCATCGATTAGGAGAGGAGTATAATGAGCTACGGAAAAGTTACGTTTTGGCTCGACGGGAGAGGTGTCGCGCTAAACAGAGGAGAGTGGCTACATCTCGACGGATTGGTATCGTGGGCGGCGCTGTATACGGCGGGGGACGACATACCGGAAGTGCCGCTCGCAGATAGAGGTGATTTTATCGAGCCGAAGTTGCCCCTTGAAGCGGTAGAGGTGGGCGGGGTGAGAATTTACGCGGCATCGGCGTTGTTTGTAGATGGCGATGTTCTATACACGGCTCGATGGTATAGGAAGAGGTTCAATTTCGACCGGGCGTCCGGCGTGACATCGGGGACGGTGCTTACGGGGGGCGGACCTTACCGGGATGCGAACCAGGTGACAGAGGTGATCTTATGTCGTTCGATGGTGGCTTATTTCGACGGTGATCTCAAAGAGGTGAAGCGGCTGTTGAGTTTTGTCGGATCGCTGGGGAAACATCGAGCGATGGGATTTGGACGGGTAACAGATATTTCGGTTGAGGAAATATCTGATGATCGGAGTGTAGCCTATGAGGGGAGAGCGATGAGGTATTATCCCGACCCGAGGGGGTGGCGGGTTGTGAGACCACGCCCGCCCTACTGGAACCTTACGGGAGCGGTAAACTGCTTGGATCCGGGGGATGTTATATGAGCGACTGGCGGGTGCCGTATCGGGTGCATGGGCTAACGGATGAATACCGCGCGAAGGTCGGGGCTGCGCGGTATGTAATAAGAAAATACAACCCCAGCGCGGTTGTGACATCGGTATCGGGTGGCAAGGACTCGACGGTTTTACTACATCTGGTTGCTAATGCGTTTGGTGTGAAGCCGCGTGCTTATCATATAGCTAGCAACGCTAATTTACCGGGTCTAGATACAGTGCTTGCGTGGTATCGGGAGGTGGCGGATTTACGGGTGATAGAATGCGCGTCGCTTGCGGACTACATAGAGCGGCTACGGGCGATAGGGTTGCCGCACGAGAGGACGGACGCGGAGCAGAGGAGTGTTGTTTTACAGGGTAAGAAGGAGCGGGGCACGGAAGTAGCGAAGGAGCTCGGGGCGAGGTTTGTTTTTCTGGGGCTACGGGCGGAAGAATCAAAGAACAGGCGATTCTTGGGAAAAACGATGTGTTTCAGCGCGAGGGGGTTGATTCATACTTGCCCTTTACGTGATTGGACTGCCCGCGATGTATGGGCGTATATCGTGGAGCATGATCTCCCTTATCTGCCGATGTATGATTGTGAGACGCATGGTTTTACGCGAGAGACGATTAGAAACACTGGTTTTTTGACTACGGATGGATTGAAGGGCTATAAAAACTACGGCAACAACTCTTACGTGGCGTGGTTGACCACGCATTACCCTGCCTACGCGCAGATTTTGTTGCGGGAGTTTCCGCAGTTGGCGAGGTGGAAATAGATGTATAAAACGACGATTGAAGCGGGGAATAAATCCGTATATGATATCCACCGCGACGTGATGGCTTTGTTTGAGGGGAAGTTGCCTGCGCGGGTTTTATGGCGGCGTGATGGCGATGTAATTACAGTGGTTTCTAATATCCCCATCGGGGAGCAGTGTGAGGAATTAAACTATAAACTCAAAGAGGGTGTCAGATATTGGTTCTCGTGGCGATTTAATCCGACCGTCAAGCGCGACGGGAAGCGGTGGTTGACGCGGTCATTGAACCAGTGGCTGGAAAGGAAAGCCAGCGAGAACGGGTTTGAGGTGGTAACCGTGAGCAGGTTACGCGACGAAGGCGTTGTAGAGTGTAAAAACGGGGTAAAACTGCCATCGTTTGATATGCGAGGGGAGTTGCGCATTACGGACATGGCGGCGTTCACGCGGGCATTAGAGAGGGGCATTGGGTCTCAAAAGGCGTGGGGATTTGGGCTGTTAAGTCTTGACGTGCTACACAAAAAGGACAGCGCATAAAAAAAGACGGAGCTATGGTAGAAAAAGGAAAGCGTTTTTTGCGGACACCGAAACCCGCCGCGATTGCTGATATAGTCAAGGGGGCTTGGAGCTCGCGGCAGTTGAAGGCGATTGCGATGCTGGCAAATCCGAGCGGGAAAAATCTTGACGATATGGCGGCGGAAATAGGGGTTCACCACTCTACGATAACGGAGTGGAAGAAGAACCCCGATTTCATGGCGGACGTCCACCGTGTTGCGGCGGTGTATTTTTTGGAGTTCGACCTTATGGTTGACCGCATAGTGCTGAGAGAAGCGTGCCGTGATTCGGCGGAGTATCCGCAGTGTATAGCGGCGATAAACAAAGCGCGCGAGCTTTACTACAAGCGGCGTGGGTTGTTGATAGACCGCAAGGAAATTTCGGGTGCTGGCGGTGGAGCGATTGTGATACGGGAGGTTTTACCTGACGACGACGGTAGTGGGCAAGGGGCTGACGCGGAATCAGGCGACGATATATCGCGCGTGTTTAAGCGGTGACTATCGGCGGATTGTTGTTCGAGCTGGTCGGAAGTTTGGCAAGACCTACGTCAGCGCGCGGGTTGCGAGGGCGTGGGCGGTGAACACGGGCGGGACGATTTTGGTTGCCGCGCCGGAGTATAGTTATCTACGCGACCAGACCCTACCGGAGCTAATGAGGGCGATACCCCGCGCTGTTTTAGCGGGTGAGAGTTGGGACGACGCGTATAAGCGGGGGGACAACTCGATTCGGTTGCGCAACGGCGGCGCTATACTGATGAGGTCGATGGAGAACGCCGATTCTGTGAGGCCGTTGAGTGTAGACGGGCTTATAGCAGAGGAGTTTTCGTTATGGTCGCCTTATGCGTGGCAGGAGTGTGTGAAGCCGACGCTGATGGCGAGGCGGGCGCCGGCGTTGTTTATTTTCACGCCGAAGGGTATGAATCAGGCGTATCACGAATGGGTGCGGGCGGAGCGCGGTGATGACGGGTATATAGGGTTTCATTATACATCGTGGGACGGGGTGGTTCCGCGTGAGAGTATAGATGCCGAAGCGGCAGGGCTACCTGATAGCGTGGTGAGGCAGGAGTTTTATGCGGAGTTTCTGGATGAGTTAGGCGGGGTTTTTCATGGCGTTGATGATTGTGTAGCGGGGGATTTTCAACCGCCGATACCGGGGCGGTCTTACGTGATGGGGGTTGACTTGGGCAAAACCGACGCGACGGTGCCGATTGTTTTGGACGTTGAGAGTAAGCACGTTGCTCATATAGACCGCGTAACGGCGCTGGACTGGAAGACACAACGGGCGCTGATAGCCTCGACGGCGAGGCGGTATAACGATGCGGTGATATGGCTTGACAGCACGGGGCTGGGCGATCCCATATACGACGAGCTGGTGGCTGATGGATTGAGGGTGAAGCCTTATAGGTTTAGTGTTGAGAGCAAGCGGGCTTTGATAGAGAAGCTGGTTATTGCGATTGCGGAGCGGCGGATTACTTTTCCGTATAACGCGGTGCTGGTGAACGAATTGAAAATCTATCAGGCGCACCAGTTGAAGTCGGGCGGCATTAGTTATTCGGCGCCGGCGGGTTACCACGATGATGCTGTTATAGCGCTGGCGCTGGCGGTATGGGGAGCGGGGAAGGCAGTGTGTTCCGTCGATGTTCCGCGGTATTTTGGTGAGAGGGGGTTCCCGATTGAAACCGTCGCTTGATGTTTTGACAGAACTAGCGAACGCATCTGCGATAGCGTTTTCGCGCGAGTGGGGTGTTTACAACCCCGATAAAATCACCTTTGAGCAGTATTCGCGGATGAGGGAGCATCCCGTTGTGTCGTTGGGGCTCACGGTGATATCAAACGTGGTTTTGAGCACGGAAGCCCGTGTAGAGTGCGAGAATGAGGACGTTAAGGCGTTTGTCGAGGCAACGTATTTGGATACGCCGTTGAGGCGGAAATTTTACAAGGGTGCGTTGACGTCGTTGGTTTACGGTTACGCGGCGTTGGAGAAGTGCTACCGCTTCGAAGGCGGGCGTTGGGTATACGACGATTTTCGCAACCCTGAGGCGCGCGTGGTTAGATATATAGCCGATGACAAGGGGGGTTATAACGGGTTTATCGAGAGCGCGAGGAGCAGGGATATTTTTGTTCCGCCCGAAAAGAGCGTTTGGGTGGTTTTCCAAGAGGAGCACGGTAACCTCTATGGGCGGTCGCTTTTGAAGCCTATATACAAGACGTGTTATGACCTTTTCCTGAATGAGCTTTTTGCCAACCGCTGTATGGAGCGCTTCGGCGCCCCATATATTCTTGTTTTTTACCCCCCTGATACGCCGGGGGACTCGACTAATGCCGCAGCGGCGGCGGATATTGCGAGCGGGATAAAAAACGCGTCCGAGATCACCGTTCCGGTGCTATACGACGAGAGGGGCAACGCGCTGTGGCGAGTAGAGGTTGCCGAACCGCGCGGGGATGTAGAGGGTTTTGAGTCCTTCTTAATGTATAAAAACCGGCAGTTGTTGCGGGGTATGGCGGTGCCCGATCGTGTTTTACTGGAAGGCGAGGGCGGGGCACGGTCGGAAGCGGAGGACAAGAGCGGGTGGTTTTCGCAGGTCATCGATGGTTACGTGGCAGATTTCATATCGTATGAGAACGACCATGTTATCCGCCCGCTGGTGGAGTATAATTTTGGGCGAGTGGGGTGTCGTTTGGTCGCGGAGCGGCGGGCAGACGAGAAACGAGAGTTTATGAAAGATGTTATTATGACGGTTATACAGCAGGGCGCGAGCGCGGATGCGCAACTGCTCGCGAGTGTGAAGCGGATTTTAGAGGGGTATGGTTTCAGCGGATTGAGCGAAGGGGGCGAGTGAGGGTGCTTACACGATTAGTTGGGTTATCGGTGGTTGAGGACGAAGAGCGGCGGATTGTAGAGGGCTATGCTACGACTGAAAGCGTAAATGTTTACGGGTGGTTTACCGACCTTAACGCGACGCGGCGCGCCATTGAGGAGTTTCAGCGCTGGGCTAACGTTAGATACATGCACCAGCCGGATGCGGTTGGGGTGGTAGAGGATATGAGCGTTGACGACAAGGGGTTGTATGTTCGGGTTAAGGTTGTTGACGACGTGGTTTGGAAAAAGGTTAAAGAGGGGGTTTTGAAGGCGTTTTCGTTGGGGCTGACGGTGCTAGACCGGGTATGGGATGACATCAAGGGTGCGTGGCGGATAACGAAATACCAGATTTTCGAGGTGTCATTAGTCGATAATCCCGCGAATCAGGACTGCGCTTATACGCTGGTTACACGAGCCGACCCTGACGTAAAGCTAGGGCGTTTTAGAAAAGCCGATGAGGATGCCGAGTGGGACGGGGATTCGAGCAAGTATAGTTTGGAGGAATGGGCACGTGCGTGCGCTTACGTGAAGGGGGTAAAAAACCCTCACGACGGGGTGTTACCGGACGATCTTACGAAAAGCGATTGTAAGCTCCCGCATCATCTACCGGACGGAACATTGGTGTGGCGGGGGGTTGCCGCTGCGATGGGGGCGTTACTCGGGGCTCGTGGTGGGGTGGATATTCCGACGGGTGATAGGCGACGCGTCTATTCGCATCTGGCGGCGCATTACAGTGATTTTGACAAACCTGTTCCCGAGTATGAGGAGGCGATGGCAGTGAGTGATGAGAGGACTTTTTGGGATAGGCTGAAAATTCTTGCGCGAGGGGGTGATGATATGGAAGAGGAGTTGCGGACAATCAAAACGGCGGTCGAGGAGTTGCGGGCGCGTCTGGATGCGATGGGTGAACAGCTAGCTACTGTTACCGATGAGAGAGACGCGCTGAAAGAGCAGGTTGCGGCGTTCGAGAAAGAGGAAAATGCGCGCGTCGAGGCGGAAGCCGAAGCGTGGGCAAATGGGTTAGTAACGGCTTACGTTGGAAACCCAGTTTTCGCGCCGGCGTTGAAGGACACGTGGAAGCGGTTGTATGTGTCCGACCCCGACGCCGCGAAGAAGGCGGTTGAAGAGGTAGTTCCAGAACAAAAGGCGGGGACGCCTGTCAGTGAAGGGCGTCCTGGTGAAAGTAACGGTTTGACCCCGGCGCAAATTGCGATTTTAGAGAGCGCGGGGTATAAAGTGGGGGGTGATTCGTAATGGCATTTGCTAACATCACTGCCGCGTGGGAAGCGTATCCCCCGAAGCGTGTGCCGGTAGATACTGAATGGGCACAGGGCACGGGTGTGGTTAAAAACGCGGTGACCATCTACAAGGGTTCTGCCGTTGTAGAGGAATATTCAGGTTCGGCTCATACGGGGTATCTGGTTTACGCTGACGACGGATCGGCGTCGGATACTTTCGTGGGGGTCGCCGCAGAAACGGTTGTCGGCGATGGGTCGAAGAAAATTCGAGTATGGAAGAAGGGATTGTTCCCCTTCAAGAAATCCTCGCCGTCGATTGCGGACGTTGGGGTCACGTTTTACATCGATGATGCCAGCGATCCGATTACGGTTGACAGTGCTGGCAATCTTGCGATTGGAGTTTGCGAAGAGGTTGATTCCGACGCTGGTGTCGTTTGGCTTCGGATTGACGGCTTCGCCAAGTAGAGAGGGGGGTCACTATGCCGAATCCGCAGTATAGCCCCGATGATTTTGCTGGGGCGCTACAATATGCGATTAAGAAAGAGCTGATGACGGCGTCGCTTGACAGTGTCATCAGCACTGCCGATTATAACCCGCTGTTGATGATAGCTACGTCGACAGGGGATAAAGAGGACTACCTGTTTGACGTTGCGATGGGCGTTCCGCAGGACGTCACAAAGGGTGGTTATCCTCAATACGGGGTTTCAAAAGACCAGAAATATACGCTCACGAACAAAGAATACGGTGCCGAGTATCGTATCGGACGCGCGCTTATGGAAGACGACGCCGGGCGCAACAACTTCATCGGGCTACACCTCGCGGCGATTGCGGGGCTGATGGAAGTGCGTGTTCGGTCGGAGTTCGTTTCTACGGTGGCGGCGGGGTCGTCGTCGTTATGCCACGATGGGCAATACTACTTCGACACCGACCACACTAGCGGGTCGAAAGCCGGGAATCAGAAAAACTCCGACTACAACAAGCTAGTGTCCACGGTCGACCTTGCGGCTTCTGTCCAGAACATCGCAACGGTCGAGGCGGCATTCAGGGGTTTCAAAAACGAGGAAGGGCATTATTTCAACAACCGTCTTACTCATATCCTCACGGGGACGGGCGATACGGGGGTTGCGTGGGACATCATCGTGAACTCTCCGACCCTACCGGGATTAGCGGGCACGACTTTCAATCCCTACTACCAGAAGGTTGAGGTTATTCACATGCCTGAAATAGCCAACCCGATCTGGTATGGGTTCGATTGTTCGAAGGCATTTAAGCCGTTTATTTTCCAACGGCGGACTGCGACCGAAGCGGACGTTTTCCCGCCCGACAAATCGTCTCCTGATTATCTGGCGCGCGTTCGGGCGCGGTGGGTGATCGGATATGGTCCGTGGTGGTTGGGCATCGTAGGAGACGGTAGCTAAACGACAACGAAATGGGGGGCGGGCGATCATCCCGCCCCTCTAAAAGAAGAGAGGCATTATGAAAAAGCTATTTTTAGGTTTGTTGTTATTGCCAATTATAGCAGGCGCGGCTGTATACTCGCATTTCTCGGCTTTATCGCTTGACGCGGATGGATCGGCTAGCGCGCCGGCGCTTGCTTTTTCGTCGGACGCAGATACGGGGATTTATCGCGTGTCTGCGAACACGATTGCCATCGCGTGCGGTGGGAGCGGGACGCTAGTTGTTAATGCGGGCGGACTCAACGGCGTGTTAGGAGCGACAACTCCCGCCGCCGCGGCAGTTACGACACTAACGGCGTCCGGGCTTGCGACACTGAACGGCAGTGTAAAGCTGGGGGATGCGGGCGCTGATACAATCACCGTTACGGGCGCGCCCGTAGTGGACAAATCGTCGCCGTCGCTTCATAGCGCGGTAGACGCGGTATGGGTTGACGGTAAGACTTCGACTGACGTATGGACGGCGAACTATCACCCTGTTGCGGGGATACGGCAGGCGTGGGCGGTTTTGGCGGAAGCTCCCGATCCGGCTTCTAACTATACTCTCAAAATCACGGACGGGACACACGATATAACGGACACGATTACCTTTATCGCTACCGATCCGGTCGGGATGCCGGCGGTTTTTACGATTGACCTTGACTACGATAACATTGCGAAAACCGAATCGGTGGCGGTTGTTTCGGATGGAACGACCACCACGTTAGGCAAGGCGATTGTTTACTTCACTTATGTAGGAGAGTGATATGCTTTATAAAGGGAAGCTCACGAGGGCGTTTTTCAACCGTGCCGGCGACAACGCGGAGTTCATCTGTCATACGCACGGACATGCGCGGGGTGGGGTGCGGTTTTACTCCAACCGCGAGGTGGTTTTTGACAGCGATGATGTTGATTTCGCGGCTATACAGCGGGCGGTTAGGGACGGGGATATCGAGATCACGCCCCTTGAAAAGGGCGAGGCGAGTCGAGTAGATTTTAAAGAACAGCCGCGGCGAGGCCGCCCGCCGAAGGGCGCTGAATGAGCTGGGCTACCAGTATAGCGGTTAGCGACGTTCGAACAGAATGCCCGTTGATCACGACGACGTTGCGTGGTAACACCGCGATTCAGGCTGATATAGAGGCTACCGAAGCGGAACTTACGTCCGTGCTGAAAGCGGCGGGGTATGTAACGACCAATCCGGGCGCTGATGGC